GCAAGCTCGAAGACCAGAGCTACGCGAGTGCCACGGTCTATGGCGCCGCCTCCATCGAAGCGCTGCTGCCAAAGCTGGTGACGCAAATCGAGTCCACGGTGGAGTACGCGATCAAACGCGGCAAAACCGGGGTCGCCTTCAAGGAAATCCATCAGTACTTGACGGACCTAGACGCCAAAGCCGCCGGGGCCATTGCCCTGAAGGTGACCTTCGACAAGGTGTTCAGCACCAAGAAAGGCAGCGATCAGGTCACCACTGTCTGTGAAGCGGTGGGTGCTGCGGTGGAGGCGGAATGCCAGATGCGCCACTACGAACGCAACGCCCCAGGGCTCCTTAACACACTGAAACAGAACTACTGGCACCGTTCCATCGGCACCCATCAAAAACTGGTGGTGATCCGCACCCTGATGAACCGCTGCGAGGTGGAACCCTGGAAGAGCTGGGGATCCTCCAATCGGGTCAAGCTGGGGGGCTGGCTGCTGGAGTGCATCATCCAAAGCAGCGGTTGGTTTGATCGCATCGTGCGTCAAGAGGGACGCAGAAAGATGCAGTTCATCGCACCGACCCCAGAGTTCTTGGCGATCAAAGACAAGGTGATCAGCGATTCAGAACTGTTCGCGCCGTTGGCGTGGCCGATGTTGATTGAACCCAACGATTGGACCAACGAACGCGCTGGTGGCTACCTACTCAATGAGGTGATGCGCGGTCATGATTTGGTACGCCGTGGAGATCCGACATCTATACAGGGGGAAGTGCCCCTGGCTTTTCTGAACAAAATTCAGAAGGTTGCCTTTCGCCTCAATCCCTTCATTGTGGAGGTAGCGGAAGAGTTAGAGCGGCTGCAACGACCTGTTGGGAAGTTCAGACCCATCGTGCATCACGAGCTACCACCAAAGCCCGTGGACATTGCTGAGAACTACGATAGCCGGAAGGATTATCGAAGACGTGCAGCAGAGACGATGAACCTGAATGCCCAAGAGTTCAAGCGATCATGCCGGACACGCATGACGATGGAAGCGGTGCGTCGGTTCAAGAAGGTTGAGCGTTTCCATTGTCCGTGGTCGATGGATTATCGCGGGAGAGCTTATCCAATTCCCGCATTCTTGACCCCGCAGGATACTGATTTTGGAAAGTCTCTTCTGCGCTTTGCCGATGAGTCGTTCATGACTCCTGAAGCAGAGCAATGGTTGTCGTTCCAGGTTGCGACCACCTACGGCTTGGACAAAGCCACCATGGCGGAGCGCTTGGAGTGGACGGCGGATAACCTCACACTCATCACGCGTGTCGCTACAGATCCGATTGGGTGTTTACCTGAGTGGGAAGTAGCCGATGAACCATGGCAGTTCTTGGCCGCCTGTGAGGAGTACTACCACTGCGTCATTGCAGCGGATCGGCAATTCACAGGGCTGATGGTGGCCACAGACGCCACCTGCTCAGGACTCCAGATCCTGGCTGGGCTGTGTCGCTGTAAATCAACAGCAAAGATGGTCAATGTGGTGCCGAGTGATCAACCGCAGGATGCGTACAAGGTGGTGGCCGAAGCCGCTAAACCAAACTGTCCTGCGTCCATTCGAGACCACATGGATCGGAAAGTCACCAAGCGCACATGTTTAACGATTCCTTACAATGCCAAACCCTATTCCAATCGCTCCTACATCCGTGAAGCGTTGGCCGAGAAAGGCGTTGAGGTCTCCAAAGAAGACCTAACGGAAACCGTTGCTGCCGTTCGAGCAGCGATGGAGGAGATCTTCCCTGGTCCCATGCGTGTCATGCGTTGGATTGAGGAAGAAGTGGCCAATGCCATCAAGCGCGGGGCAGAAAAGCTGCAGTGGACTACACCCTCTGGCTTTGTCGTCAACCAAAAGTTGATGAAGAAAGAGGTGGTCCGCATTGAGCTGCAACTGCTGGGTGAGTGCAAGTTGTCTGTGGCGACAGGTGACACCGACAAGGTGGACCTCAACCACCACAAGAATGCAACGAGCCCAAATCTGATCCATTCATTGGATGCAGCGCTGCTCCACCTGTCCACTTTGCGGTTCGATGCACCGATTGCATTGATCCACGACTCCGTGCTGTGCAGGGCGACTGACATGTCCGTTCTATCCACATTGGTACGCGAGACATACATGCACCTGTTTGCAGAGCACGACTACCTGCGCGACTTTGCCCGTCAGATCGGTGCAGAGAGCGAACCCCCGATCATCGGAGACCTGGAACCGGAATCCGTGATCGAATCCACCTATTTCTTTTGTTGACATGAAGACGGCCACCCCTTTCTTCTCGGAATTCTTCAACACGGACTGCTTGGTGGTGGAGGGTGTCCCCCACTTCTCCATCACAGGGGCAACCAAGACGTTGTATGGCAACACTGGCGGTGAGTCCCTGCGCTCCCTGAGGGCTCAGCTGGCAAAAACCTCCGGTTCGAAGACCCGTTGCAGCGCAGGCGATCTCGGCGATTTGGCCGGAATTTCTCCGGTTCGTGTAGAGGTGCCAAACATGCCAGCCAAAGAAGGTATGGCCATGGACCAAGACACCTTCAAGTCCCTGCTCAAGCTCTACCGTGGCAAGAACACGAAGGCTGGCAAATATGCCGATGAGATCACAGACAAGCTGATTGGTGTGTCGCTGGATCTGATCCTCCGCAAGGAAGCAGGTCTGATGCACGAGGAGGCTGCGAAGGAGATCAACAACTCCATCCTGCGATCCTTCCCCGACACAGCCAAAGCCTACGAAGGACCATTGGGTCTTCTGCAGTTGGAGTGCTACCGCTCTTACTATGGCCGGCCAAAGGCGAAAGAAGTACCAGCGGATTGTTCCACTCGATTTGGTCGCTGGTTTGCCAGTGTGCTGAATGAAGGGATCTACTCCCGTGTTCAAGCTGGTGTCATCAAAGAAGTCAACCGCCTCAAGGGGGAGCAAGGGGGCACGACATGGCAGTACCTGCCGGCTGAAGTGCGTAACGCCTTGGTGCCCTCCATCATGATGATGATTGGCAATGTCCGCCGTGATGGTTGGTACAACATGGACTTCATCATCAAAGGGCTGGACGAATTCTTCCCCCGCTTTGATCAGGGCTACAAGCGCCCGCGTTTTAACTAATCCACCTATCCACTACTGTATATGGCTAAGAACATTCACGTCACGCAAGAGCCTGTTGTTCTTGAGGGCTATCAAGCGGTGCTGAAACCATCCAAGTTTGGGTCGTTTGGCCTGAAGGCTGTGGTTGACAGCAAGCTGATTGATCGCCTGGAAGAAGAACGCGCAGAGCTACTGAAGTGGGCGGAATCGAAGCTGAAGAATCCCAAGCGGGCCATCCTCAAGCCTGAGCCTTGGGAAGAGCACGACAGTGAATCCTATGTCCTGAAGTTTTCGTGGAAGCCGGGTCAAGAACCTCCGGTGGTTGACACCGAAGGCACACCCATCACCGATGAGAACACACCGATCTACGGCGGCTCGAAGGTGAAGCTGGCCTTCCGTCAAAAGCCCTACACCATGCCAGATGGATCGTATGGAACCTCCGTCAAATTGGTAGGTCTCCAGCTGGTCGCACTGAGCAGCGGCGCTGGTGTGGACACAGGTGACATGGATGAAACCGAAGTCGCTGCCCTGTTTGGTCAGACCAAAGGATTCAAAACAGGTGAACCTAATGTGACTGCAACCACGAGTGACGACGACGAAGACTTCTAATGAACTATCGCTCTGGTCTTGAGAGGCAGGTTGCTGATCTGCTGAAGAGCCTGGGCGTGAAGTTTGAATATGAGTCCACTAAGGTTCCTTATATTCTTCAGTGTAACTACACCCCAGATTTTCTATTGCCCAATGGTGTCTACCTAGAAACCAAGGGCCACTTTACTCCTGAGGATCGCCGCAAGATGCTTGCAGTTAAGAAAGCGAATCCGGATCTTGACATTCGGATGGTCTTTCAGGCTCCTCATAACAAGATTGAAAAACGTTCAAAGACCACCTACGCAATGTGGTGTGAAAAGAACGGGATTCAATACTGCGCCTATCACTCGATCCCTATTGAATGGCTGACCTAGAACTGATCAAGGATCTGGCCATGAACTTGATCATGGCACTGGATAAACACGCGTCATCGAACGACATCATCGAAGGATTCGAGGATGCCTTGGATGGTTACGAAGATCTGATCAACACACTCCACCAACAGAAATGAGTCATCTCAAGTACGGCACACCTGAATACTACGCAGATTGTTTTGGCGACATTCTTGCCGATGTAGAAGGTGAGAACCCTGCTACAGCAGACGCCATTCTCGAAGGATTCTACAAAGCCATTGATGAATGGTTTGACTATCACGATGCCCAATCACGAGCCTACGCAGAACTCCGAAAGCGAGTTCATCAGGCACTTGCCGTGTGAAACCTGTGGGTCATCTGATGCAAACAGCTTGTACTCAGATGGCCACACTTTTTGTTTCGCCTGCCAGACCTACGGCCATACCGAAGAGGTTGTTCACATCTTCTCTTCTTCTC